TGACATGCAGTTTTTTCTATAATAATGGCATCATGTTTTTTTTCTAATTTTTCAAGCTTCTCCTGAATACCGTTATTTTTGTCTTGTTGGACTAGTAAATCATCAAATAGTTCTCCTAACTCTTTGGCATTTCCTTGAAGGCTGGTTATTGTTGTTTTATCTGCTTCATTTGGTTCTTTAGATGCGTTAAGTGCTTTTTCTAATTCTCCTATTTTTCCTTTATACTTATTCTTCAGGTCGCCAAGTGCAGTTACACCATTAGCTATTTCTACGTCTTTTTGGGAAATTTTGTCTTGTAATTCGGTATTTACGCCGGTTAACCTATCTATTTCGGTTTGGGTTTCATCATTCTGCTTAGATCCTTTTTGTAATTCTGCTATTGTTGCTTTGTTTTCTTCTGCGGCTGCCCTCAATGGTTCTAATTCTTCCAGTTGGGTTAAAAGCTTTTTTTCTAACCCTTGCATAGCTGCTAGCTTTGCGCCTACGTCTTGTCCCAATCGTTTAATTTCTGCGTCTTGTGATTCAATTTTGCCAGCGGCAGTTTTGTTTTTCTCAGTAATTTCTGCAATTATTTTCAACGCTTCGTTTAAACCAGCTTGCGCTTGTGTTTCTTTTTTTTCTAGTGTGTCAATTTGTTGTTCAAGCTGTTTTTGTTTGACATCTAGTTCTTCTCGTTGTTGTTGTTCGGCAGCAACATCTTTCTCATTACTAGATTTGTTAGCTTCCAACATTTTTATTATTCTATCAACTTCTGCAGCATAATTATTTATTTCTTCGTCTAATGTGGCTATACTATTGTTTAATTGTTCTATACTGGCTCCATCAGTGTCCATTGATGACCTAATGGGGTTTTTACCATCATCATATGAATCGACTGACATTGTAATTAATATTATATATATTAAGATAAGGTTATATTTATGTCAAAACATAACCATAAAAACTTTATTCAACTAAATATTCTTATTCTGCGAATATATCCGGACCCGCAGCGGTAGGATATTGAGTAAACTCCAGAGGCGAAGCCGTATGAGTTTACAATCATAACCTTCCATCACCTACTCTGATTCCTCTTTATTACATAATTAGACGATGTATTATGACTCAACCGGCTTTATATATTTACTTTCTAGACCATTAGTTTCATCTCTCACCTTTTCGATTAGTTTGAGTATTTCTACATTTAGTTTATTTATGTCAGTGCTATGGTCAACCTTATCATATATTTTATCGATAACTGTAAACAGTTCAGGAAATATACTACTCTGCTTCTTATTATATATAGGGGTTATTGTTGAAAATAATACCTCTACCGGTTCATTACTCGAATCTTTTTGTAAATTGGTATTTGATATTTTTACTTCCCCTTTTGATCTACGTAGGAGCTGTGGTGGTAAAATGTTAAAGAGCCCTACTGTAGGTACAGACGATACATCTTTTGCAATAGCTGTGTTATCTTTTGATTCAGTATCGTAATCTTTATCAAATATGCCATTTCTCGTATTCATTAGTATTTGTGACAAATTGTTTAAATGTTGTATTCTGAGTTCTGATACTACACTGTTTTGTGATACTAAACTGTATTGGGATCCTACACTGTTTTGGGATATTTGAGATGCTCTTTTTAACATATCGAGATTACGTTGTATTATATATTTATTCAAATCAAGGAATACATTTACATCATTAATTGAATTGGTATCATCATCAGAATAATAATCCACACTTTCGAATGATGTATTACTTAACATTACTATAATAATATACTATAATTTATGATGATGTTTTACTTAGACATATTATCCTTACATGATAAATCATGTCCTAACAATCCATGGTGTCAGTATATGCATATATACTGATGCAATGTATCATGAGAGCAAGATGCTAAATATATGATGTATTAAACATTATATATCTAAAATGATTAGTCATTTGTTACAAATTATTTAAACAAAGATGGGGGAGAGACCAAGACCAACTCCTAGACCAAGGCCGTTACGGGCGGATTCAGAGACGGTGGGGAGGAAAACATCAAGGATGCTAAATGTGGCGGCGGCAGACAAGGCAAGGATGACAACTTCCTCGACATTGAGTGTCTTCTTGGGGATGACAATACTGACAACAGCGATGACAAGACCCATAACTAAATACTTAACAATGCGTTTAACTAGTTCAGAAAAATCGAAGCCCATTGGATTCTTATATATAACGAAAACAAAAAAATATACGGAAATACAAACAATAAAACAATAAAACAAATATATAAATATAGTAAATTACTTAAATACAGTTTTGCTAAATATTCTATAATGTCTAACCCATCAACTTTTGAAAGGAAAAACTTGCCGAATGGAAAACAAAATCCTAAATATGTTGATTTATGTGATGAAGACCCGACAATTGCCGGACAGAAGTTCGTTTGTATGTCATTTGTTTCACCTGAAAAAATCTTGAAGAAACGCGAAACTTTTTTATTTGACCAATTTGTTCAACAATGGGATTTTACTAAATCTCTTTCAAAGTTCTTTGACTTTTTGCATTTTATGGCATACAAGTATAATTTGAAAATTGACGATTTAGTTTCGGACTTTAATGATTTTGCTAAAGAAGAGGAAATCAAGATAAAATCCGTTTCAGTAGAAGATGACTATAAAAACTTTTTGGATAAACAAGAAGACACGCTTACGCAGCAATTTCAGAAAGAACATGCGTTCCAAACATCTACTCGTGGTCTCAAGATACGGGGTGTATATCCTACACAAGACGAAGCCGAAATCCGTTGCAAGAAACTGCGTGAAAACGACCCCAATCACGACATATTTGTCGGCCCAGTTGGAATGTGGATTCCGTGGGATCCGGATGCCTATAAGACTGGTCGCATTGAGTTTATGGAAGAAGAACTCAATCAACTGCATCAAGAGAAGTTGAAGAATGAGGAGAAAGCAAAACAAGAGTTCGATCAGCGCATCAAAGACACTAAACGCAAGGCCATAGAAGAGAATATTAAGTTGGCAGAAAAGAGTGGTAATGTCCTCACGCAATCTTTAGACGAAAATGGCAATTTAGTCGGTGTGAAAGAAACTATCAATTTCGATGAACGCGAAGTATCCGATACAGCAACTACCGATCTGCGTAACGAGCTATTGCGATCTTCCTATGCTCAAAAAGAAGAGTAAATAGTAAAGAGGCGATAAGTGTGTTCTGATTATATATTATAAAAACGTTTATAGTATATAGTATGGATTTGTGCAAATATAAAAACTTGTTTGGCGAATTGGGAAAAGGTATTCATTCTTATCGCATATTTAATATAGCTTATTTAGATTTTGTAGTAACCGCAGTCGGTGCCTATATATTATCGAAACTATTCAGAACACCCTTTCTCTATACACTCATCGTATTTTTTATAATTGGTATAATAATACACCGATTATTGTGTGTCCGAACTACCATAGACAAAATTCTATTTCCATTATCTGGAGATGGTTCACCATCGAAGGATAATCCTCGAACACCTATGCTCCTACGTCGCTCCGGCGTAGGAGCAAATACAGAGTAGTATGTATGGATTAACTTTTACTAGTAGAGGTTAAAATCCTCTACTAGTAAAAGCAGACACTACTAATAGATGTTAAAAACATAAAACATTAGCATAATATATATAAATACTATTATACATTATGATGCATACAGAGAGCGAGCAAAGTGCAATAGATATAATGAATGCAATGCCTACTAATATAAAAAATCACAAAGATAAAGCAACGCGGCGCGAAACTAGATATGAAAAATGGAAACGCTCCAGAAAAGCGAAAAGTGGATGGGTAAATTGGTCTTGTTGCTGGTTTGGAAAACCGCCAACAAATGAAAACAATAACTTGGACACTACGCCGCTTACGGCTGATAATACAAGAACTATACATAGTTTGCACAATTTTTGATTACCATTTGGTTTTCTTGACATTTATTGGTGGTCCGGCACTCTTCTTTTTGTTTTTACTCGGGTCATATACCTCATCTTCATCATCGTCCGCCAAGTTCTTGGATATTTCCCAGAACTCTTTGGACCCCAATTTGAAATCCGGCCGTTTTTCGGCTTTATACCAAAATATTTGGTCCTGTAGTTTATTTGATTTAGCATTGTTGTTTATGACTAAACATTCATAGTTCTCCGTGGTTTGGTCCATAACCGAATTGAACGATTCAAACGTGGGAAACATAGAGGCATAATTCTCCCATATACGTTTCCGATTTGTCATATAAGGTTCTCTCAAAATAAAGACATAATCGATATTGGTTCTCAAATTAGGCGGAATACCCAATGGGTATTGCATAGTAATAATCAACATAACTTTCCAGTGACGCCCGTTCATAAAAAGCAAACGCATCATTTTGTCCCGGGTCCATGTCTGGTCATACAAACAATCATCCAAAATAACAAATGTGCGGGGGTCAATTGTGCTCCTGCGATACGTCTCTATTTCTTTATTGACTTGTTTCAGCACGGTTCGCTGACGCTTCAAAATGTTCTCTATTAATACAGTATTGTATTCTTCGTGAATAAACAATTTAGGCACGTGGGCAGCATAAAATCCGTTACCAGCTTCTGTTCCTGAAATAACGGTTCCAATAGGAATATCCTGATGATGATATAGCAGATCTTGGACCAAAAATGATTTACCAGTGTCTCTTCTTCCAATCATAACAATAACTGGACCTTTGTTTTCATCGGGCTTAAATGTAATGGATTTCATATCAAACTTTTTCAATTCTAGTGTCATTGTTCTCCTAAATAGTCCAGTATAATATACAGTGTGAAAATTACGTCTATAACACAAACGAGAATACTATTATTTAGCAACAATAGTTTAGCAATCGTTTAAATGCGACGGTTTTTATATTTATCACTAAATATACAGACTAGATATACAAATATTTAGTAATATGCAAACTCAATATAGAAAGTCAGACATAGTAGATTTAGAGAACTTACAAAATACCTATGAAAATACCGAACATGATATTTTAAACGAGTATTCGCCTTTTAATATTAGTGGATTACAACATTATAATCCGATTTACTCGTGTTTTTTTGAATTAAATGATTCCAATGTAGGAAGAACCACCCTAAAACACAAATATGCTATACACGATTTACAAACAGTCGCCGATACCGAAACTGGAGAACTTATACCTAAGTCCGTTTTCATAAAGTTCTCCCCCCTATTAGATCCAATCAAGTATATGATTGGTAAATACAATGCATCAGATAATGCTATACGGACATTACCTACACTTCCGAGTAACAGCCTGGAGTGTCACCCCAAACTAGCTGATCGTAATAATGCGTCTTATACCGACTGTTTTTTTAGTTATTTGAGTAGCCAA